AGCTGCTAGAATATCTGCAATAGGATTTCCTGTTACTTCATCGTCCCAACCGTCTGCTGTTCCTGCTGCACTTGGAACTGCTGTTCCGTCTGCTGGGTCTCCTGTAGCACTTCCTTTGTCTGCTACAATTTCGTAAATCCTTCTGTCTACTTGATTAGATACTGCTCTAACTAAATCTCTTACATTAGTAGCCATCATATCTATATCATTATCTTTTAAATCTTCAATTGTGAATGTTGGACTTTCTACAAAATATTTTCTTACATAGCTTGTTTCTCTAGTCCATGATGCTTCTACTACTACCGGTAACGAACCAAATGATGTGTTCATAATCTGTGAAGCTGTAATATCTGTTGAATCTGTTGAGTCTAAGAAACCTGCAGTTTTAGTATACCACCTTATTTCTCTTGCACTTGTAGATGCCTTACCTACAAAGTTTTTCATAATGATTGCTTCATCTGCAAAACCAGTTGCTAACTTGTTGATGTTAATTCCCCTAATGTCTGCTTCTCTGCTAGTATCTGCCATTTTAAGATAAGCCTAAGCTACCTCCAATTCCTGGGTATATTCTACACACTGCTGTTTCTGCGTTTGCACCACAATCTTCTAAAGCTAATGCAAAACTCTTTCCTGCTAGTGTTGTTGCATCTGTTTTCTTTACTCTTTGTGCTGTTGCAGAAAGTGCTAGTGTTTCTCCTGCACTGAATGCAGCTGAACCTGTTAATAGAAATACTCCACCCATATAAACTGCTATCTTTGTTTTACCATCATCAGCTATTTTTTCTTCTGCTGCTATTCCAGCGAATAGAGCTTCATCATTTGCTGCGTGTGTTGTAACGGTCATAGGGTTTGCTAGAATTAATAATGCCCCCTTTGCTATGCCTGCATCTTCTGCACAAGTCATAGGTATCGGTGCTTCTGTCTCATGAATTAGTATAGCTTCGTTTGCCATCTTAACATTTCCTTGTTATACTCCTATTTAAGTTTTTCCTTTTCTTCTGCTATTTTCTTCTTAGCCATTTCTACTATCATTTCTGCTATTTCTTTGTTTACTTCATTATTAATAATGCTGGCTTCTTGTGCAGCTAACACTTCTAACCACTTCATACCTGTTGGTGTGTCTACTTTAATCCCTAAGTCTTCAGTCATTCTGGTATCTCTCCCTTCATTATAGAATCTTTATATTCTTCTGGTGTCATCTCTCTCTTTGGTTCTGGCTCTACTCCACCGCCACCTGTACCTGCTAATAATCCTTCAGCTTGTATCTTTTCCTTTCTATCGTTCTCAGCTTTAAGTTCTTCCTTCTCTGCTAAGATCATACCATGTAGTTTCTTAGCTTCTTCAACAATATTAAGAGGAGCCTCTTCGGTAGGCTCTTCTTGAGTTTCCTCAGGTTTCTTTTCTTCTTCCATTTTAGTCTCCTTTATTTTTGTAGTGGGTTAGGTAATATTAGTCCTATACCACCTGCGATAACCATTAACACCATTTTAAGTAGTGTTCCATTTATGCCCTGTGATAGAGCATATATCTCTAACGCTGTGATACATATTAAACCGACACATACTACTCGCCAATCCACTTTTTGTTTTTTCTTTGCCATTATGATTCGTCATATCTCTCTGCTAACTCTAACATTTTATATTGGATTACTTGCGGGTCTTGTCCCCCACCTATAGATAATCTCATATCTGCGATTAAAGCGTCTCTCTCTCCACCTACAGAATAGAAAGCTATAAACTCTGCTTTGTTTGGAATAGCTGTCTCAAACTTTAATATATCGTGAGCGGTATCCCATTTCATTTGTCTATCTGCTTGGTCTATTTGAGCTAACTGTTTGTTAAATTCTGCTAAATACATCATCTTGTTAGCGGGGTCTGCTGCTGCTTGAGTGCTCCAATCTTGTAGGGATTGCTTACCCTCATCTAAAACTCTTTGTTGTGCTGTTGTAGTATCTCTTCTTTGAGATTTAAAATTTGAAATCATAGAAGCGGTTATACCTGCGATTATAGCTGCTCCAGCAACCCACGGATTAACACCCATTAGTAGCCTACCTGCTGTAGCCGCTCCACCTGCTCCGCCTACTAATCCTGTCCCTCTTAATAATGCTAAACTACCAATCCCTGTTATGGCTCTCGGTATAAAATCAACTAACCCTGTGATAGCTGCTTCCTTATAATCTAAAGATGAATCTTGGTCTATTGCTAACGGGTCGTATTGTCCAACTTGACCGCTTAACTGTTCTGCTTCTGCTTTAGCTGCTTGTCTATCTGCGTATAATTCTCCGCCTGCTTGCATAGCTTCTATCTCTGCTCTGTCTTGGTCTGTTGTTTTACCATCATCTTTTGGTGTAACATTTCCAAACTCATCTATAGTAGAACCGGGATTATCTTTTGCGAATTGTAACTGTTGTTCTGCTGATACTGTTCTCTCCCCGCCTTCTATTGGTTGTTCTATTGGTTGTTCTATTGGTTGTTCTATTGGTTTCTCTTCAACAACTGATGCTTGTTCTTCTTCAGCCTTTTTCTTAGCTTGTTGTTCTTGATTAAAGCTATATTCCTCTGTTCCGATAATACCTGCTGGTTGCTCTTCTTCTGGTCTCCTTTCTTTTAATTTGGCTTTGGCTTTTTCCCATATCTCTCTTGCTTTATCTCGCTGTTCTTGCCTCTTTCTTTCCTTATCTATTTGAAAAGCGGTCTTTACCATTATTCTCTCTCCATATTAGCGGTTACATCATTAGGTTGTATATTAGTCTCGCTTGAGTTCTGCTCTACTAATCCTCCCAAGCTTGGAGGTCTATTAAATGTAATCTTGATAGCTTGTTGTCCCCATAGGTCATCTTCTAGATCTATCTGCTCTTTAGTATAAATAGGCTCGAATATAACGTGCCCCATCTTACCGCCAACTTCAGAAGTCCCGTCACTCGAAGCGATACTACGGGGCACACCGAAAACTTGATAGAAAAAGTTTTCTAAATATGAAATCCACCCTGTCCTATCTTCTGAGCTTCTTGACGGATAAGGCTCTATCTTAACTGTATCTTTAGGTAGCCCTACCATTTCCCCATTCTTAACTGCGTTCTCTATTTGTGTATTAGCATAAGCTATCTTTCCTGCTTTGTCTGTTTCATAGTAGGCTATTCCTAAAGCTTTGTCTCTATGTTTGATTATCCTCTCATCTGATAACGCTTCATTCCTTGCGTCTATAATTGTTTTAGAAGGCTCTATCTGACTTGTCCCGTGTGATTGGTCTCCTAACCTTTTGTTAGAAGAGTGGAGCATATTCTCTTTCTTTACTGCTTTCCAATCTGTAGTGTTCCACACATCATAACGTTTAATCATTCCTTGCTTATCAAAAACTATTCTAACTCTCTCGGGAGAGATAGGTATCATATTAAGGATTACGTTGTTCTTCCGCTTTACTTCCATAAAGGCGTCTCCGACTATCAACTTAACTACTTCGTGATTCCACATCAATTGAGTGAAGCTGTCTTTACCCATTCCCTTAACGTGCTCTAATTCTACCTTTAACATATTGTTATCTGTTTCCCACCCTCTGTTAACTGTCCAAGTAGCTAAAGCGTTAGCTGCTGAAAAGATTTCGGGTATCTTTAGATAATAACCAAAGTATTTAGTAGCGTCAGAGAAATACCAATAAGTTTCGTCTGCTCCCCCACTATTAGCTACATCTAAATTTTTAGCGTCCACTATAAAGTCGGGTACTTGATTAGTAAAGTCCGTCGTCGTTGCTGACGATAAGTTTAATTCTGCCATTATTCTTGTATTAGGTAAGGTATCCACGCCTGATTAGTTGTAAATTCGGAAGGGTCTACGCTTGGGGTAAATTTACTCCCGTCTCTATTCATAGGGTCACAACCGAAACGCCATTCTGCTGAATCAGATGCATCGCCTGTTTTTGTAGCCACTATTGCTACTCTTATTATTTCTCCTATTTTAAACTTTGTTAGTGGGAGTTCTATTTGTGCTGTTACTAATTCCCTTTTAACATCTCCGCCTGATGAAGTCATAGTAGGCACGGTCCAAGAACTACCTATCTGTGTAGCCGTACTCCCGTCATAATGATATACTTCTATTTCAAAAACCATATTACTCGCCCCTACCCCCTCTTTAGCAAAATAAGTATTAAAATTAAATAAAGCTGTACCCTTTACAATTTTAGGGGTATTAAAAGGAGCTAAATCAAAATCCCAAGTAGTAACCTCGTTAGGAGTAACATCTCTTCCGGGGTCAATCGTATTGCTATATAATGTGTCTCTCGTCATAATATAACTTTCTGCTGAAGCGTCTTCAATACTCATTAAATTATATTTAACTCTTCCTATCCCTTCTGAAATATCTTCATAAGGATAAGTAACTATCGCACTCTCTGAAGGTATAGCAAAATTTAAAGGTAGTTGGTCTGCCATTAGTCTATATCTCCTGCTCCCGATAAGACAAACTCTTTATAGTTATTATCTTTAATTAGTAATCCTACTACCTCTCTATATTGTGCCCATAGTATATTAATCATTATTAGAGCTTCGGCTCTTGAAGTATATCCGCTCATATCGTAATTTATAACAGAAATAGCTGCTAAACTTGCGACTGCTATCCTTAAGGCTTCTTTTCCTATTGCTGATATAGACCCTACATTAGTAACCCAATCATATCGAGTTTCTAAACATACCATACCCTCTGCTTGTAATAAATAAACTTGTGTGTAGGTTGCTCCTGCTGCTGTAGCGTTTGCTCCACTACCTGCTAACTTTAAAACATCTGCGTCTATTGCTAATACTGAAGCCATTATTTACCTACCCGAGAAGCTGCTAATATCTTCCCTAACATTTTAGTTAATTCTCTTGTTGCTAATACTTGTGCTCTTGTATTCTCATCTACTTCTATTTGTACAGTCTCCCCATTCTCATCTATCATTTCAATTATGGAAACCATTTTATACCTTAATCCTTTCAACGAATATATTTAAATCTTTGTATTTGAGAGCTTGAGCTAATCTTATCAAACCTTCCGCTATGTGAGTGTCGTTTCCGTGAATCTTTATTCTTGGGTTGCCTTTTACGTCCATAGAATATTCATACTGAACAGACTTAAGGCTTTGAAATATTGAGTGGTCTTCTAATAGCTCTATTTTCTTTTGTTCCATTAATCCCCGAAGCCAATAGTATAAATCTGTCTTTAGTATGCCTTTCTCTCTTCCGTCTGCGTCTATTACTCTCTTAGAGTTATTGATTCCTATAGTCTTCTTCTTCAGTTGGTCGTTGTCTATCATCATATCAAAGACACCTATACCTATACCCTCATCATCTATAAACATCTTCTTGAAGTCGTATTTATTATCTAACTCTAAATTAGATTTGAAAGTTTCAGAGAGATAAGTCTTTTTCGTAACTAAATTCTCTACTTGTATTAGTCTTGGCTCTTCATCTTCAGTTAGGTAACCAATTTCGTAGGTAGTTTCATCTTCTCCCATTCTTGCTATGTCTTGACCTAAATAATAGTCCCTATTTGTGTTAAATAGGTTGGGTCTAACTGTCTTTTGGCACCCCTTAATCAAGTCATCAGGAAAGAACTGCTGTAAATCTTCCATAAAGAGACCAAGATACTCTTGACCATATTCTAACTTACTCATAGTTCTCTTATCTGAATCTAATATTGAAAGAGCTTTGAGCTTTCTCTCTTCTGTCCAATCTTTAGTAATAGTCCTTTCGTTAATGACT